GTATAACCCTATTAATGTGGTTTCATCATTTGAGTAACCGAAATCCATTCCATAACAAAGTAGTCTTGCTTCTGTTGGTAGTTCTTTTATCTCTTTCCAGTCTGTAATACATACACCATCTAAAGAACCTATCTGACCAAGTCCATATACTTGCCACCAATTACTCCAATAGGTAGAGTCTTTTGCTTTCTCTTTTGCAGCTTCTATCTCATCTACAATTGTTTGAGGTAATGCTTCATTGTCTAAGTATGTAAGAGTTATAAAGTCTGCATCATCATTACCAGCTATCTCTTTATGTGCCCAAAAATTAGCAGTTGGATTAAAGTCAATCCATATATCTCCTGATGTTCTTATTGACAAGGCGTTGTATGCTTCAAAAGGAACATTGTTTGCTTCATTCACATACAATACATTCCTTCTTGCTCCTCTTAATTTGTCTGGTTGTTCTACAGAGAAAAACTCAATATAAGAACCATTTGAAAACGTATAAGTTAAGGATGATCTATTCCATTGAACATCTCTAAACCTATTGGTTAAAAGCATAATTTTCAAAAAATCTCGTATGCAGCCGCGGCGCAAATGTGGGATTGATTCAGATACTATACTTGTCTCTAGGTTAGGTGTTCTTATACATCTATCTATAAGAATAGGAAGTATACCAAAAGTCTTTCCAGCAGATGTTCCTCCTTGAATTACTTTCTTTCTCTTTTTTAAAGAATGCAACTTCTTTATAGCTGTAGTTGTTTGGAACATCTACAAATCAAATAAAGGTTGTTCTGAATTAATGGTTATGTCTTTTGTCTCTTTTGGTTTACCAGCATAATAGTGATAAAACATCTGAACATATTTAAAGTCTCCTTTCTCTACTCCTTTCTCTAATGCTTTAAATGCTTTAGGTTCTAATGGAGTAAGCCTCTCAATCATTTGGATTTCTTCAGCTTTAGACTTCCTTCCAGCTGTTTTATGACCTCCGTTATTCTTTCTCTTATCCATAATTTAAATAAAATTATTATTAATCTCTATTTATATAATGAAATAATAACCTTTTTTTATTTTAAATCATCACTTTTTTTTTCATAAACAACGATAGCAAGTTTAAGCCAACGTGGGATCTCTTTGTTGTGCATAATACTACTCATCGCAAACCACAATCCTACTTCTATTAAAATAAGTACTGTTTTCTTCTTGTTCTGTTTCATAAATAGCGTATTTAACAATAGAAATACCGCTTTTTGTTACTAATCTTTGTCCCTCTATTGGCATAAACGGTATTTCAACCTCATAATAAATAACCTCTAAATCTTTATCAAAAAGCCATCCATTTTTCTTATAGTATTTATCATATAATTCTTGTTGGTCTTTAGCTAAACCTGGAAAATCAGTTAATTCTTCTTCTTGTTCTATAATTAATTTCATAATCGTACTATGCACAACACCGTATAAAAATAATAGCGGGTTTATGTCTTATTTAAAGGTTAATAATATTTATTTAATTCTGTTATAATTTGATAGGTTACTGCGTTTTAATCCGCTACTAATCATACACTTTAAAGTTATTTAATACTTAGTCGCTCATAAACAACGATAGCAAGTTTAAGCCAACGTGGAATCTCTTTATTTGGTTGTGTAACTGATTTAACAGAGTCAGAACTATTACCAATTATATCAGCAATGTCTGAGTTAGTTAACCCTAACCCAGACTTCATTGCTTTGTATCTTTTATGCCAGTTCATGTCTAGTTATTTTTCTAGTTTAAAAAATTTTCTAAGCTCTTTGGACAATCTCTGATATCCCTTGCTAAAAGTCCCGTTGATTGAGATGTAGTAAAACAATTTTCCGCTACTAGCTTGACATACTTCCATTTCGTATAAGTCTTTTGAGAATTCGATTGTTATTGTTTTAAGTGTTGTCATAATATTTAATTATTAATTATACTCAAAGGTAAACATAAATATACAAACCACCAAACAAAAGTAAATATAATTTTACTTTTTATTTTAAATCATCACTTTTTTTTTCAGCTGTCATGTTTATAGCTTGAACAATTGCTTGTACTTCCATAGCTAATTTATAAACCATTTTTTCTACTAAACTTATTCTTTCGTTTACTGTAAACTTTTTACTCTTCATAATTCTTTTTTTAGTTTCTCTAAATACAATGTAGCATCCATAAGCTCCTCTTGTAGATGTTGTAGCCATTCTAAGGTACTTAAATCGTTTCTATCCATTGTCTTGTTGTATTTCCTTATTCCAACATCAGAGCGTTGCTTAAACGAGCTTACAACTGCTTCGACAATACTATCTTGTTCTTCTTCAAGCTCTGCAAATTTCTTTCTTGTATTCATAATAGTTTGTCATTTAGTTGGAATATCCATTGTCTGATTGTACTCTTGCTACAAGTACATATTTCTTTATACTTATGGTCAAAGTGTTTTGCATGAAGCTCACACATTATTTTAAAGTCAGCTCTGGACATTGTAGAGGATATCCTTTCTTTTACCGCTCTCCATATTATTGTATCTTCTGATTCTTTTGGAAGCTCTTTCCATTTTTTATACACCTTATATTCTTTTGACCTTTTATCCATTCCTTCAAAGAAACCTTGCTCTTCTAGTTGTTTAAAGTTTACCATAATTCTATATCGTTTAGAGATTTTTGTCTTTCTTTACACTTGCACTGAGGATATAGTTTATTCCATACCCATTTGATGCCAGTATAGTAAGTGATTCGTTCAATTAAGTCTCCTAGTTTCATTTTATTTTATTTTTTGCTTTAATCTATCCTTTACTTTTCTAAATGTATTGTATAAGGAATGGTATGTTATATTTGTTTTCTTGGATAGCTCTGTAATGGTGTAACCCTCTTCTATAAGATTGAATACTTTTTGATCGTACCAATGAAGTCTTTTCAAGTCATCTTCTATCTTTTGGTTCTCAGAATCAAAATCAATATACTCTCCAGTTTCTAAATCCAATATTAAGTTTATGGATGTCTTAGGGAGTTTCTTTTTTTTCAATTCCATTTGTAAAAATGTTGTTTTTAAAGTACGATAGATGTAGTAGTAATTAACCTCGGACTTGTAGCTAATATCTAACCCTTTGTTTATCATTGAGCCGATGATGACATACATCTCGCCAACAATATCTTCAGCTTCTGGTCTTGAACATCCAAATTTTAGGGTTGTATTAATCCACTTATCGTGAGAGTTAAATACTTTTTCTAACATTGTTCTATGAATTTATATAGTTTAGTGTAGCTTTCTCTTTGTGCATCTATGCACTTCTCATATATTTTCTCACTACTTTTTACAAAGTTGTTATCCTTGTAAAGTTTACATAGGTAGCCATCAGGTACTGATATTATTTTAAAATCATATCCTTTCTCTTCACAATGGTTTGTCATTGTAACAAAGTCTGGTAGACCTATATTACTCTCTTTCAATTGTCGCATCAAATCCTAATTTTTTAAGTTCTTCTATTCTATACTTTTGTAATTTGCTTACTGGAGTCTTTGCTCCTTTTACTTCGATGAATTTAACATCGTTAGGCTTTAAAGCCACTAGGTCAGGTATTCCAGCTTTATTCGTGCTAATCAGTTTTAGCACATAGTACCCTTCTGCTTCGTACTTCTTTATCAACTTACTTTGGTATTTAGCTTCGCTCATAATGCTTTGTTGTAAATGATTTCTTTTCTAATACTTTCTCGTATATCTTTTTTTCTATTCCTCCTTTAGAGAATACCCAATACACATCGTTCTTCTGTCTCTCTTTTGTTGTTAGTCTGTCTCTACTTTGCCAGTAGCTGGTTGCACTAAAATCAATATTGAAGTAAACCAAGTAATCAGCCTTTGATAAACTAATCCCTTCCCTACCAGATACTATCTGTAGAGCTATGTTCTTGCTTGTTGTGTTGAACTCCTCCAAGTCTGTTGTAAGCTCATCTCCGTACACTTTCTGCAATAGTTTTAACTCTTGCTTAAACTTATAGAAGATGCCTATTTTGTTAGCTCTAAACCTCTGTTTTATAAAGACTGCTTTACTATCATCTATGGTTGTTGCTGCACCATCTTCAAGCTTTACTGTACCACTACAAATCTGAAGTACTTTCTGCATTAGTTTGACTGGTGTATCTGCTAGAATTACTCCTCCGTTTGATCCTTCATACACTAAATCTTTCTCTAGCTTTTTAACAAGTGCATACGTTGTAGGTTTCATCTCTACCTCTAGGATATGCTCGTTTACTTTAGATGTAAACCCAGCTTGACTTTGTGAGAATGAGATGATATGTTTAGATACTTTTTGGTTGATTAGATTCTCTTTAGCTTCTGAGTAGTTGTTGACATTATATCCGTTTATCATTCTTTGTGTTACATTAACATAAGCTTTTGCCCACTTATAGAAAGACTTCTCTACAAATGGAGTAAACTCAGATATCCAGAACTGATGAAAGATTTGAGAGAAGCTCTCAGGTGTTGGTGTTCCAGTTAATAGGATGCAATACTTCTTACCTATTATTTGCTTGATCCGTTTAGTTCTTAGAGATGGTTTAGGAAATGCACCAAGTGAATGCGATTCATCAACTATTATTAAATCATAGTCTTTTCCATTTACTTTATGTACTGCTTCATAGTTCGTAGACTTTAAAGAGTAGCTAGGTTTTAGAAGCTTGTAGTCTGACTCAATAGAAGAGATAGCTTTCTTCTTAGTGATAAACAGAACAGATGTTATATCCATGTTATTGGCTATCCCTAAAGAGGTAAGTGTTTTACCAGTTCTTACCTCCATAGCTAATAGTATGATTCGAAGCCTAGATAGTCTCTTTGTACCATCTTCTATGATTGATTGTTGGTATGGTCTAAACTGCATATTAATATGCTCTATCACTAAGACCAGAAGATGATTCTATAATCTCGCATTTGTCTATGTTTTTCTTTTCCTTCCAAGCCCAAGACTGTTTTAGTAAATCTACTTTCTCTATCACTTCTTCTACTTTTACTTTAGACAACCCTTCAAACATCATCAAAAGCTTTTCCTCGTCTGTTGTAAACTTCTCTTTCTTGTAGTTTAAATCTTGTATTTTTATTTTTAATTGATAATTTAAATTTGTTACCTTTTTGTATTGCTTTTGTAAATGATATATTAAATCAACATCATTGAAGTTTATATCTTCTTTTTCTCTTAATTTGAAACAAGATGCAATAGCTTGTAGCCTATTATTATTTTTAATATAAATAGGATATTTTTTAACTGCGTGGATAACTGTTGCATGATCCATTGTTTTACCTTTTGATTGAAAGAACTTAGCAATATCCGTTAAAGTTATGTTCATATTTTTTCTAAATATGTAACAAACAAAAGATCGAAGTTCAACATACTCTCTTACTCTTGTGTTTTTAAAAACATCAAGACCAGACATTTTGATAATTTTATCAGTTATTTTTTCTAATTCTTTATTCATATTTTAAAAGGGAACTTCGTCTATTATTATTTCTTTTTGT